TCTCACCACGTGGAGGAAAAAGTCAATGCGTAAGCGAAACTTTCCCCTCTTTTTTTCTTGGTCATTTTCCCGACAAGCGGGTGATGATAGGCAGTTATGGGGATTCATTGGCACAGAGATTCGGTAAGCTGAACAGGCAGAAGATAAGCGAATTTGGGCCATCCCTGTTTAATGTGTCCATATCAAAACAAAAGTCATCCATGACCAATTTTGATATAGAGGGACACAGAGGCGGTATGCTTAGCATCGGTATCGGCTCCGGTGCAACAGGGCATGGTGCTGACCTACTCTTGCTTGATGACCCTGTCAAGAATAAGGAGGAGGCCGAATCCCAGGCATATAGGGACAGGGTATGGGGTGAATGGCAGAACACATTCAGAACACGCCTACACCCTGGTGCATCCGTTATTTTGATCATGTGTTTAACCGGAGATACGTCAATTTTAATGGCAGATGGCAGCGAGAAGGCGTTAAAAGATATTAATATAGGTGATAAAGTAGCGACCTATCAAGATGGAAAACTAGCTGTTTCGGAAGTACAAAACTGGAAAAATCAAGGTTCTGACCTCGTTTATGCGGTACACACAGAATCGGGTGCGGTTGTTAAGGGAAATGCCAGGCATCCATTTCTAGTGGAAAGGAATGGTTATACAGAGTGGGTAAGGATAAAGAATCTCAAAGTTGGCGACAAGATACTGAAAGCACAACAGGCAGGGGGACATGGGCGGCCTGGGGAGAATGGCGAGGAGTTTTGTGCGCAGAAGAAGGTTGCGATAAACCCGCCAAATGCAAAGGGTATTGCAACTCCCATTACGGTAAACACCGTTGGGCAAGTGGGTATCGACCCCCGTCCACAAATAAAAAGTCCAGACGACAAGCGAGAATTAAACACCGATATGGAATTGACCTTGCTGAATACGATGCTATGTTCGCCGCACAAAACGGAAGGTGCGCCATATGCGGAGAATTACCCGGTAAAAATGTGCGAGCGCATTGGGGAGGAAAACTTTGCATCGACCACGACCATACCACAGGAAAAGTGCGAGGACTCTTATGTAACGACTGTAACCTTGCAGTCGGATATGGAAAAACAGAAGAAATATTGCTCCGTGCCGCTGAGTACATTCGACATCATTCACGACCCCATTGTTAATATTGTTGAAGTTGGATATGAAGATGTTTTTGATATTCAAATAGAGTCAACGGAAAACTTTATAGCCAATGGATTTGTGAGCCATAATACCA